CGTTCAAAAAAAATAAATACAGTGTTTTAAAAGGAGCTATCTCAAAAGAGCTAGCTGACTTTGTATATAAATATTTTCAAAACAAAAGAAACGTTGCAAGAGTTTTGTATGATTCTAGATACATATCGCCGTTTACAGAATATTGGGGCGTATGGAATGATGAACAAGTTCCAAATACTTACTCACATTATAGTGACATTGCAATGGAAACTTTATTGCAAGAAGTAAAACCTGTTATGGAAAAACATACAGGATTAAAATTATCAGAAACATATTCTTATGCAAGAATATATAAAAACGGAGATGTTTTAGCTAGACATAAAGATAGATATTCTTGTGAGATATCTACTACATTAAACTTAGGTGGTGACCCATGGCCCATCTATCTTGATCCTACAGGTAAAACAGGTCAAGCAGGTGTTAAAGTAGATCTAAAACCAGGTGATATGTTAATCTATTCTGGTTGTGATTTAGAACATTGGCGAGAAGAATTTACAGGTAAAAACTGTGGACAGGTATTTTTACATTATAATAAAGCTAACTCAAAAGCAGCTAAAGAAAACGCATTAGATAAAAGACCTTTATTAGGCTTACCAGCCTGGTTTAAAGGATCTAAGTTGACTACATCTAAAAAATAGTCTATAAACTAGACTGGTACGGGGGCACCACCACACCACACCCCCGTGCTTTTATTCTGTTAAATAAGTAATAAATTTGCTATAAATGGATTTATTATGCTACAAAAGATAGGTTTTCAGCCAGGTATTAACAAACAAATCACAGAAACTGGAGCAGAGGGTCAGTGGGTTGATTGTGATAATGTTAGATTTAGATATGGTTCACCAGAAAAAATAGGTGGTTGGTCACAATTAGGGTCCGACAATCTTACAGGTGCGGGTCGTGGACTACATCACTTTGTCAATAGTTCAGCTAGAAAGTATGCAATCATAGGCACAAATAGAATTTTATACGCATACTCTGGTGGTGCGTTTTATGACATACATCCAATTAAATCTACAAACACGCTTACAAGTGCATTCAGCACGACTAACGGATCAGCAGTAGTAACTATAACTTTTTCATCAGATCACAATATATCTGCATCAGATATTATATTGTTAGATAATTTTTCTACTATAACTGGCTCTAATTTTGGAGCATCTGATTTTAATGATAAAAAATTTATGGTGACAACTGTACCAACTTCTACAACATTAAC